AATTTCTCAACTGACCAACGTCCGTTAGCGTCTGTGTCTAAGTCAAACACACCAGCTGTTGTAACTGTACCAGATGCTGCACCGCTCTTAGCTGTGTAGTAAATTGTACGAACAACTTCACGATTGATTTCAGCAAGAATTTCTGTTGAAAGGATGTTGCTCAACTCTGACTCAGCGTCAAGACCATGAACTGCTTTCAAGTCTTGTGCCAATTCAATTGAGTACTCAGCCTTCAAAGCACGAGATCTAGCAGTTACGCTTGTCTTCTCGATTGAGAATGCCATTTCATTAAAAGATGTAGAACCTGGACCTGGATCAGATGCTGGAGATGCGCCTGTTGAAGAAGCAGAGTGACCACCTTCAGCTTGCTGAGTAGTCATACCACCAGCAGCGTTTACTGTGTTAAACCAGTTAGAACCAGAGATTGCTGTTTGGTTTGTGTTAGCACCTAAGTCTGCGCCTGAGAACTCAGCATTTGCTTCGTTGTAGCCAGCTTCTGTACCACCTTGTGAACCATAACGTGCTTTCATAGCAAACACTAGACCTGTTGGACCTGTCATTGGCTGAACACCGCATAGATCGTAAGCGATCATTTGTGGAGCAGCACGACGTACCAAGTTGATCAAGATTGGATCATACTTAGCAACACCACCTGTGTCTGGGTTTGTTGATGAGCCATTATAGTTGGCGTTTGTTGGAACTGCTTCGAAAAGTGCAGAACGCTCTTCGCGCAATGCTTTTTCTTGGTTCTCTAAAAGAACCGCAGTACATTCTTTACGATATTGATCCTTGATTGGATCAAGACTTTCGTGCTCGAGCACTGGTGCCCATTTTTTCACTAAGTCTTCTCTTAACATTGTTGACATTTTTGTCTCCTAATTTGTTGAAAGGTTATTTCTTTAATTTACCAATTGCATCTGCATAATGAGCGATTGATTCACTAATGAATTTTTCAGTCGCTGGTTCTGTAGCATCATCTAATTTCGCAACTGGTTTTGCCTTTGCGAAATATGATTCACGGATAGTTTCAAGTTTCTTTGTAAAAGAACCTTCGCTTTCGTAAACAATTTCAGATGCCAATGCTGTAAATTTCTCTGTTTCTGTATCTGTTAGACCATCTGACAAAGAATTAACAATTTGCGAACGCTTCATTTCTGCTAGCTGCTTATTCATTTCAATATTATGATTTACGGACTCATTCAGCTTCTCTTCCAGCTGTCCTACTTTTTCTTCTAGAGAACCAAGTACGTCATATTTCTCAGCTGGTACATCAACATAGTGCTCTTCGAACACTTGTTTAATACCTTCGATAAATGACTCAGCTAATTCAGCTTTGATTCCGCTTTCGAGGGCTAGTTCATTCTGTTTCATCCACTGCTCAACCATATAGTTGAGGTATCCATCGACCTTGTCAACAAGTTCCTCTTTAATGATAGCAAACTCTTCAACGAGTTTGTTGTCATATTCTTCTTGAATCTTAGAAATTTCTTCTTTGACTCTTGTAACAACTGCTGCTTCAAAAATTGTTGCAGCTTTTGTTTTAAATTCTTCTGACAACTCTTCACCTTCTACAAGGGCAGCAACGTCATCAGTTGAATCATAAGAAATTTCTTCTTTCTTTACTGATGGTTGTGGCTCAGATCCTGAACCACCCGCACCTGCCTTAGAGTTGTCTTTCTTTGTGCTAACTTCTGGGGCTTTGTCTTCGCCTTCCATACCCTTAGCATTGTCTGGATTTTGACCAGTTCCCTGACCAGTTCCTTTGGCTTTAATAGTTTCTGCCGCACCTTCCTCAATCTCTTGAGTATTAAGTTTTTCTGATTCGGCTAGTAATTCTGCAATTTTCTGTTCAACTGACATTTATAGTCTCCTGTTTTTAGTAGGTTATGTCCGATTAGTTTCGATATAATTCTATTTATAAAATTCAAAGTTTCTTCAAAAAACGAGCAAATTCTTTAAGAGATTGCTCTTGTAATCTTTTCGAAGGTGTCGCTTTGATAATTTTCTTTGCTGTTTCAATGTCTCTTTGCACGTATTTTCCATCAACATAAACCCACTCGACACCCTCCATAATGCCACGAACGAAGGCATCTGGAGCTGATGGGTCGGCTACGATGTCTGCTGCAGTTGACAGCATAAAATCGTCCTGAACAATTTGAACACCATCTTTGTCTTCTTTCAAAGAACCAAGTGCTCTGCTAGAAACTCCAAGGTTTGCGCCACCGTCCAAAAGACCACGTGCAATCATACCCATTGGGGTTTCTAAAACCTTTGCTTTACCAATATAGTTCGTGCCTTCTTTTCTTAGATCAACAATAATGTGTGATACACGATCTAAATTAATAGTTGGTGTATCTGGGTGACCCAATTCGCCATAAGCACGATTATTCTTTACGTATTGCTCCATATAGCGATTGACTTCTTTGTCCATCACACCTTCTGGATACATACGACCATTGCGGTTTTTCAATTCTGATTGAAGGAACACTCCCTCAATAAAATATTGTTTTCCTTTGCCAAGTTTTTCTTCAACAATCAACTTGGTTTCTGATAGCTGTTCTCTAATTAATTTCATTTTAGCTACCTACTGCGTTAATGTTATCGCCACCACCGAAAGATCCTGGCTCAAACTTTGGCGAGAATCCGCTTACTTTTGTCAATTCAAGCAATACCATTCCTGGTCCACCCACAAATGTAACAACAATATCACTGGTGTTTTGATCGGTTAATACCCAGTCTGATTCATCGATAATATCAGAACCATAAAATGCGCCCACAGTAGTTCCGTTGCGTGCTAGTGTGATGCTGTTTGCTGTACTCGCTTTAACTTTTGCGATGTTTATTGCTACTGTTCCACCTGCAGTCAGCGCTTCAAAGGTGCCGAGACAATCTACATCCAAATCTACTGTTGATGTATCGCTCGATGCTGTAGCAACAATGCGTATAAGGCATTTGTTGATGTTATTTCTTACAACTGTTTTTGTAGCAGCCATTTGGTCTTCCTTATAATTGTTTAACTACATGCATAAAATGTTTAACATTCTCTTGCATATAGTTAAGAATTTCTTCTTTATTATCAGAACTATTTAGCAAATTGCAAATCTTCTCGAAAGTTTCTTCGTTAATTGCTACGCATTTATCGTCATTTAATCTAAAATCAATTTTGTTTTCTATAAGATTTGACGTCTTATATGTCGTTCTTATTTCAGCAAGAACGGGATCAGTAGTAAACGATTTAGAGGAAGCAAGGGAGATATATGATTCTATAAGTGTAGTTGTTACTTTTAGCGATTCATTATGTTTTCTGATAATTCCTGCTATCTTAATGTCTGTAATTGTTTCGTATAATTTTTCTTTAGTCTCGTTTGCAGATTCTTGTAAATTAATGTATTCCCTTACTTCCTCCAAATCGCTCAGTTTTGATTCTATCAAAACTCCATCTACGAAATATTGTCCTTTATCATTTTCTATAATCTGATGATCGTAATGTGTTACAACAGAAACTACTTTTCCATAGTTTCCGTTCTTAGAATATAGATTATTGATAAAATCCTTTAATACCATATTACTCTGGTGTAGATTCTGGTGGGGGAGTTTCTTCTGAAGTTTCTTCTGAAGATTCCTCAGAATTTTCTTCTACACCATCCCAAACATCCATTTGACCAGATGGAAATTGACCATCGCCGTGTTCGCCTTCGCCAGTATCTTCTGTTGAGTTTTCCTCAGTTACTGGTTCTGGATTGAAAAACGAGTTAGCAACATCTTGACGATACTGCTCGATTCTATCTACCAACTTGTCATTAATGATGTTCTGAAACACTGTTTCAGAATCTACTGAATTCTCATCAACGATCGCATCAATAAGATCTCTAATTGATTCGTGTGCCATAAAATATTCTCCTTAATTGGTTTCGCTAGTTGGTGCTTCCTGTGTTTCAGGTGGAGCATTTTTCTGTAAATAAACTTGTTGAGCAGTTTGAGTAACACCAGCAACAGTTCCTTGATGATCAGCATCAACAAACTCTTGTTGTTTTTCCGCTTCAATTTCTGTTTCCATCTTCTTAATTTGTTCATCAGTAAGACGGAGAATTTCTTCTTGTATATATCTCTTGGAATAATATTTTCCAGCAAATGGATCTAGCTGAGTCAACATAGCAACACGTCCAGAAATGATTTCTGTTTCTTTCAATTCAGCATAGTAATTGTCATAATTGAAAGAATAACGAATTTGTGAACTAATAGTATCCCACTCATCGGCACGAATAATTCCCTTTAGAATGAGTTGTACTCGAAGAATTTCTGAAAACAGCATAGAAAAGCGACTACGCAATCTAGAAATAAACTTCGAGAATTTAATCTCATCACGAGAAATCTCAGCTGACTTACCAACATTAAACATACCACCATCTTGCGTCAAACGTGTCAATGGGACGTTTAAAGATTGATATAGTTTTTGCTTAAAGTACTCAACGTCATCTAATTGTCCTAAACTTCCACCACCTGGGAGAGTAGTAATCTCAGTACCTTTACCGCCTTCACGACGAGGCATCCAAAAGTCTTCAAGCATTGACATATGCTTGCGATCATCTTTAATCTCTCCAGTATTCGCATCATAAACAAGTTTATTGCGGTACTTGTTCATGATGTCACGAACATACTGTTCTGCTTTTACTTTTGGTAAATTACCAACATCGATGTAAAATATACGACGTTCTGGTGCACGAGATACACGATAAATTACCAAAGAGTCTTCAATCATTTTTAATTGATTGACAGGTTTAATTGCTTTGTGGAGATGACTCAAGACCATGTTTTTGCCTTGATCCACCAACCCAGATGTGCAAGAAACAACACTATCTGCGCTCAGTTTTACACCTTGCGTAGTGTTGTTAACAATTCCTTTGTCATTATATACGTAGTATTCTTCTGTTGATTTTACAACATCAATACCAGTTTTCTTATCACGTTCTTTTTTAACTTCTTTGACTTTACGAATTTTAGTAGAGTCAATATATCTTAATTCTTTAATTCCAGATTTGGTATCTTTGTCGTCCAACAAAATTTGATAATGTACTCTTCCATCTACATACCAATTACGAAATATGTCATGACCCTTCATGTGAAATGCTAAAAGCGATAACACATTATCAAATTCGTCATGAAATTTTTTCTTAATGGAGTCAGAAAGTTTTAATTCATCTAAATTTAACTCAACAACTTTCTCACTTTCTTCACTAACAATTGATTCGTTGACGATATCTTCAATTGCTGCATCTACTTCAGTAAATCCAGCGATTTCACGATATTTCTTTAATAAATCATTCTCAGTTGTTATCTGAGTGTCAGTATTAAGTGTTTGCGCATAATATCCAGCTTGTGTAGATATTAGCGTTGATCCGTCATCGATCGGTGGAGCAACCACCGAATCGATTTCAGTTTTCTTTCGCTTTATTTCAAATCCAAAAAAGTCCATATCGACCCCACGTAAACATTAAAAAAATCAATTAAATTCTAATACCTGGAAGCTGGAATCCACCCACATTGACATTAACACCACCACTGATTAACGAACCAGTTGATGTTGATTGTGTAGACAACCAGTAGTTGTACTGGAATGTTACTGTAAATTCTTCGACCTGATTGTTTGTATCAAAGTTTAGTTCAATTGCTCCAACTTCAGTTGGGAATGCATCAACAAATTTATAGTTTTTAATAGGATTACCATTGCGGTCAAGTTGCGCTACTTCCATATCAACTTGATATTGAGCTGCGTTGATTAATCCAGTATTGCTAGCATTGTTGTTAATTCCATTCATCCATGCTTCAAATGCATTTCTTAACAGAAAATCGTTATCGTTTAGAATTGTAACAGTCCAAGGTGCGAAAGTTCTCTCACCAGCAAAGTTTACTTGACGACCACGGTAATTTACTGGGGTATTGTCAATTGTTGATGCTGGTAATTGTGCTCCCTTACATACGAACTGACCTTTGGCAGATGCCAATGTGCCAGAAGATACGTAGTTTGGAAATGTTAAATTAACGAAAAACTGGTTGGCACGTGCGCCACCACCGATCATGTTGGCTTTAAAAGCGTCAATATTTGCCATGTCTTATTCTCCTGAGTTTTTCTTTTATTTATTAAGCGCCAAGCTCGTCAAAACTCACACTTGTTCTAGCAGCAACAAAGTTGAGAGTAATGAAATTGATAGAGCGAGCAGGTTTAACAAAAATGTCTGCTACAAATTGATTTGTGTCAATAATTTGTCCAGTATTATTTGTCTCATCACATACAACACGGAAGTCGAAAATACCACGACGACCTTGCACATCACGTAGATATGGCTCTACTAGGTTCTTAAATTGAGCACGTGTAAACGTGTCGTTAAATTCAAATAATTGAAACTTAGCAGCTGTAGAAATAGATTTCTCAAGAATGATGAATAAACGACGCACGTTAATACGATCAAATGCGCTTGGCTTGCTCAACATTGTCTTATCGCCAAACAACACAGTTCCTTGTCCTGGGAATGTAACAACTGGATTAATACCGTTCTTATACAATGTATCACGTTCTGTTTGGCTTGGATTGTATGCCAATTTAACAACATTCTTGATAACACCACGACTGTATCCACCTGGAGAGAACCATGGGTCA